CGACTTGGTGCCCCTCCATGATAAGCTGACCAAGGCCCGCTCTATTGTCTTCTACTGGGCCATTCTTTAGGTAACGCCTTAAGATCCCTTCATGGTCTTCCAAGATGCGAAGTTGACCACCCTTAACCCAGAAGCGACCATGTGAGTAGTCACGGTCTACGGTATAGATTTCATCGTTATCGGCCAAGTCCATAGCCTTGCACATGCGAGCAGACTCAACTTCGGTGTACTCTCGCTTGATTAAGCTGGCTTGCTCGATAGCTTCAAATTCAGACTTACGTACGCTCTGGCCGGGGATAGCGTCCATCTGTTCATTGTGCATGAGCGCCGGGATACCGTAAGAGTGGAAGAAGAGAGAAGCTGCGGCTTCTCCAAACTGATCCTCCACTCGTTTTGTAGCCCTAGCAACCCGTTCTGGAATACCAACCACCTCAGACTCGTTCTTCTGTAGCCAGGGTTCCTCTGACTGTGGGAAATCGTGCGGGATACCCTCTTCATTTAGGATTTGAGGGATTGCCTGCCAAAACGGGTCATGTGCGGTACCGGCATTGGCGTTTTCGGTTGGACGCCCCAGCAAAGTTTCATACTGAGGGTACGCTAGCCAATGTAGCCAAAAACCTGGGCCTACTGCCTGTTCGGGCCTCGTTCCAAAATGCTCTGGGTACAAAGTCTGAGCTTTTCGCACAGAGGGGTTGCTCTGCAAGAAGTGTCTGTCCAATGCCCGAAGAATGGGCTCTCCTTCCATCGGAGAAAGGGTACGTTGGACAACATCAAACTCCGCTTTCTGTGCAAGAGACAAATTGAACAAGGAACGCATCATGTGACGGTCGGGGACAATCATGTTGCCCATGCCAGCCATCAATCCCATGTAACGAGCAAGCTTCGGCCCAAACCCGTACATGAAAGCTCCTGGGCCATGGGCAAGCTTCTGCTGCATGATGTAATCCACAAACGAACGTCCGTCGTTCTTAACAATTCGGTGCAACGCCATAAGAGTCGGATGCACCTTATGGTAATTGAGCAGAGGCTTGCCTTGTGGGCGTTTTTCAAACGTCGCCTGCTCGCGTGCCAAGAAAGCCTTGGTGCCCGGAGCGGGGCGTGAACGTTCCGTACCATATTTCATCCCACCAGGGCCACCTTCTGCATAGTACGCTGGTAGGAACTGGGGAGGAGTCAGGCTGTTAAGGTGATTATGGAAAGCGATGGCATCCTGAATAGAAACCCCCTCTAGATTGGTAAACAAGTCAGGGTGCTGATGTCTGAAATCCATGTAATGCCCAAAGTAAAGCTCCTGAATGGGGACAGATGTATTGGGGCTCATAGCCGCAAAGATGGCAGCATGCGCCATGACGCTTGCCGGTAGATTCCCAGTTTCAGCCAACTTGTTCATCACCATCCATGACCGCATAGCGCGTGCCCATGGTCGGTGTACGTAAGTCAAAATGTGTTCCCGTTGCTCTGGGGTCAGATTGGGGCTTTCCGCTTCATTATCGGCATTGATAATGCTAGCCATGACGGGATCGGTGTCCCAATTGTGCAGCTTGATGCCTTGAGGCATGGCGGGAGCAAAAAGAACACCTCCGACGAGCCCCGGCCTAACGGTGTTAGCCCAACGACCCTTGCCGGGAGCAAGTGCGGGAGCGTCTGTAGGATTTTCCGCTTCAGGAGTCGGCTTGTACTGCTCAACAGGCATTGGGAGAGGAGGCTTCTCCTTGGGAGGACGCTTGGCGCGTTCCTTTTTGGGCTTCTTAGGCTTGACTTCGGTAGCGGGGGCCTCTGCGGGCTCGCCTTCTTCCGTCTTTGCCATGGGAAGTTCCCACTTAGACATGAGACTGTCCAATACTGCTGGACGCGCCTTGATATCTGCAACGAGGTCTGTAAAATGGTCTAGGAAAGTCTCATTGACTTCCGGTAACTGCCATTTAAAGAACTTAAGCATGGCAGCTTTACCAACCACCTCGACTCCCATGTCGCGGATAGCGGAACGTAGCTTGTTTTTGAAGTCGTGCCGATGAAGTCTATCGTCTTCCCGCTGCAAGGCTGCTCCACCCTCAAGAGTAGACGGAGCGCCGCTGGTCATGCCACCAATATAGGTCTTGAGAAGCTCCTCAGTCTTACGAATCTTGTCTTTGAAGGTTTCGTTTGATCCCTTCCACTCGATTTCGTCGTCGCTGTCCTTCTTCTTGCGCCTCGCCTTGATGATGGACTTGTTGTCCTGCGTGGGAATTTCGCCGTACTTAGCAGGCTCCATACCCATCTTCTCAGGGATGTCCTTGTAGGTTACGATATAGTGGCCCGGGAGCGGTGCGTGCTGATCCATGCCGTTCATGGCAGCCTTAGCGCCGGGAGCCCAGATGTGAACGGGGGTGCCCGCAAAGTTGTTATCGCGTGCCCACTGATGGAACCCTTCATGCAAGATTTCAGCAGGCTGCTTGTTGCCAAACAGGATCTTCTGGATCTGCTTGAGATGATCGTCGGGCAGTTTTCCGTACAAGTCTCTGCGATGGAAGTCTGCCGCCTCTGGCGTCATGCGTCCTTCGGCAACCTCTTTCCCAAGCTGATGCTCAATTAGGGCAGACCACTTGCGCCCATAATCACTCTGAACTTCGTCAATGTGGATACCATCTTTGCCACCCGTCCATCGCACCCAACCGATGGTACCGGGCTGAACAGGGTGTTGCGATCCCTGCGATATTTTATGCATGTTCATAAAACTATCTAGGACACCCGCGCTGTGCAGCTTGGCAGCTTGTTCGTTGGTTAGATTTAGGCGGAAGACGTTAGAGTTGAGATCGTTGTGACGCTGGATATAATCATAGATCCCCATATCCGCAGAATGGTTGAAACGGATTCGCGGTTTGTCGTCTATGAGTTGCTGGATGCGGCTGACAGAGAAGTTTCCCTCATAGTCTCTACCAGTATGGGCGAGAGCTTGCCGAATTGGCTCTGGTAATCTGGGGTCACGTTCATTGACTCTCTGCATGTTGTTTTCTAGTAGGAAGTCGCGCAACTGTCGCAGCTTATTAGCCCCCAGAGTCAACTGCAAGGAAGGGTACATCGAGTCAAAATCAAATTCCCCCTTTTGTAAATCAATGGGAGTCAAAAAATTGTACTTGATAGGGTGCCACTTGTAAGTGCTCAGACGTAAATCGTAAATCCGTTCGGCAGCACTCTTAAGCATTTCAACCGCATCTTCTTCCACGATGGGGTTGTATGACATTTCGTAGCTGCCCAGGTGTTGCTGGCCCGGAGCCTCGCTCTTGCTGGTGTCGTCTTCAAGTAAACGGGAGAGAAGAGACTTCTCGCCCTGCTTTTCTGTGATGGGCTTAGGCCCAGAGGGGTCGGAAATCAGTCCGCTAATGGCACTCTTGTTAGCTGGCTTGAAGGTCAAGGCAACCTTGCGTCCGATTGTCCGGAGCAGGCGATTGCCTTCCTTCTTGAGAGTGGTCCCCTCAATAGAGAAGCGAAGTAGGATTGGCTCAGAGTGCATCACCGCATCGCGGATTGCGGCGGCGAGGGCTAGAGCGCCCGGGTGCTCTGCTCCATCATAGAGGCGAGCCTTGATGTAGATGAAGGGCAGCTTGACATGATCCCAGTACGCTTCCTGGCGCTTGCCTTCACAGTCCGCTCGCTTAAAGATTTTCTTGGAGTAGATGATCTTGCCAACGATGTCGTTGCCGCTTGCCCCTTGCGCTTGGTCACCGCGATGCTCATAGTTGAGGAGGCCAACACCGTTTTCAAAGTCAGAGGTATCGCACCCCTTAACGTCTAGAATTTCTCCTGAACTATCAATGGCTTCGCTGGCGGCTACGCCGTCAATGATCATGCTAGTAGCGGAGGTTTGCTTGGAGGGGGTTACCATAGGGCTCTCAGGTAAAGATTGGGGCTGGGTAGACAGGTAAGGCCCTGGATGCTATACTGTAATTAGGAGGAGCAAATGGCAAAGACCGTCAAGTTGGTTCCAGTAAAGAATTGCAAGGAATGCCCCCACTGTACCACCAAGCTGACCAAGGGATACGGCTACGCCGAAGACTTCCTCTGTACTCTTACCAAGCGGAAGGATAACCTGATCGCTGGCTATGTGGAGTGGGACTCCGAAGCTCCCCAGGATCACAAGTTCCCCCAGTGGTGCCCCCTTAAGGACAAGTAAAATGAACGACATCAAGCCTATTGAAATTACGCAGACAATCACCACTATCAAGGGTTGGGCCTGCGACAAGTGCGACAAGACCTTTGAGAAGGAGGAAGCGGCCAGAAACCATAGAGCTTCCCACATGTATACGCATTCGGATTGGATCCGTGGCGATTCTTTCTATCGCTTTGAAAACGAATACGATTTCACCTACTGGAAGCGGTACGGCTTGTACCATCACCATGGCGGTTGCGCTGGCTCCTGGGAGGGTCCGGGCTGGTATCTGATCGATTGGAAGGGGCCAGAAGACAACCAATACCCCAGTTTAGAGCCCGCGACGACCATCCTCACGCTTCGACTGAACAACGCCGAATACGAGTATCGGCAAGCTAAGGAAACTCTTGCAGAATTTGCTAAGCTTGCACCTTAGCCCACACTCTGCTATAATGCTTCTATGACACTGAACGAGACTATCGCCCTCTGCAAGACCCTCCATCGCAAGGTTGGCGGAAAGACGTACTACGCCTATGCCGCCGAAAAGGCTACGCCCGGGGTTTGCTTCGACTTTGAGGGCAACCCCTTCTGGGGCACCACCAAGACCATCGAAGTGGTCTACTGCTGTGGGAAGGGCGGTAGCTTCGTTCCGGCCAAGTCTGGGGAAGCCATCTTCTCCATTCAGGCCAGCAGCCCGGAGCGCGTCGAGGCTCACTGGAATAGCTTTCTTTCCAATCACAACGCTGTCGCCCCTCAAACCCAATCCTGGGTCTGCATCAGCAATGGCCCCGGGCGTGAGTACCGTGGACGAGTGGTCCGTACTACCAAGACCCGGGTGCTGGTCAGCTACAGGTTCGGAAACGGTCGTCAGGCTGCCAACAAGTGGTTCAAGCTGTCGGAGATTAGCTGGTAATGAAAGTCCCCTGCTATATCTGCGAAGCCCCTACCGAAATTGATGACATCGTGACGCATCTGCGTCGTCATTCCGACGAGGACTACCAGCGAGCCGTCAAGAAGGTCATCAAGGGCACTAAAAAGGCCGCAGGGACCATCGTAAATGGCCCCATTGACACCAGCGTTGGTACAGTAGTTAAGAAGAAATCCAAGGGATTCGTACAACTTGACGAAACACGGGAAAAGGTGGTATAGTAACCACATGGTCAACATCTACCTCGATGACGAGCGTGTCACCCCGCCCCATTTCGACATTCGGACTTGGACAGCCCAGGACACCATCAACGAGCTTGAGGACCGGGCTGGCGACGTAGACCTTCTCAGCCTGGACAACGACCTTGGCATTCTGCATTGGATGTCTGAGGGGCGCTACGTCTGCCTTTGGTTGGCTGAGCAACTGAACCTCTTTGGCCGTTCTTACTACCCCCGCCGCATCCGCATCCACAGCGCGAATCCTGTGGCGCGAGACTACATGAAGGGGCTGATCGAGCGGTACGGCCCCTATCGTTGGGACGCTGTTAATCAGGAGTACGTTGACGATTCCCGAATGTAAGGAGAACCATGCAAAACTACGTCTACAAGATTGAGGAACGTACCCACGACGATGGTCAGAAGACCTTTGATGTGGTCGAGTACGACTTCGACGGCTGCAACTACGGAGCCGACAGCACGCACGCCAACGAGGTCGATGCGATCATCAGCGCATTCTTTATGAATGCGTGGCAGAAGATCGGCAACTACGACTTGGCGAGCATCGCCACGGCCAAGTACATCCTCAAGAACGGGCTGCGCCCTGTAAACGTCCACATCAAGTTCTTCAACAATGCCACCGGCCAGTACGACGGTGCCGGAATGTGGAACTACCTCTGGGAGAGCGCCAATGGCTAAGGTGCCTGAGTACGAGATCGAACAACACTACAGGATCTATAACAACAAGGAAGGTACCTGCATCGTTGTCGGCCCAGACGGGGAGCTTGGCTGCGTTCAGGTTCGTACTGCCGACAGGAAGTCAGAAGAGTGGTACGGCAAGATTGACCTAATGTTGCAGCCAGAGGCGGCTCTGGCCCTTGGCGAAGCACTCATTAAGGCCGCTAACGACGCTATCGAGAAAGCAAAGGTGAGCTAATGGTTGATGCCCGACAGGCAGGATGGCTCAAAGAAAAGATAGAGTGGGTCTTCGGACTTCTGGGTGGGGAGCTTGCCAGCGAACCATGGGACGGACACCTTCATTGGCACGAAGGGACACCCGAATACGTCAAGGGGCACTACTCCGATACCGTTAACTATCGCACGGTCATCATGGACTGTGCTACGTCCAATCCTCCGGGCAACATCGAGAATTGGAAACTGCACAGCACCTTCTCTAATAGCGGAGAAACTGAGTGTCCCGGTGGCTGGATGGGGGATGGTACGGTTACGGAGCAGGACTCTGTTGAGATTCCAAAGGCCCCTGAAGGGACCTACAGGGTATGCCCCTATTGTGAAAACCCGCTTAGAACGAAGCACGGGATGATCTATCTTGGGGATGGTTGGGTTGAGGCAGTTTACGAAGAGGGGGAGGGGAGCCCGTGAGCACCGCCGCAATTACTTTCCACTACGCCCCTTGGCTTCTCAAGAAGGGGGAAGTCAACGCCGAAATAATCACCATCGGTTTTGAAACACCCGAAACTACCGTAGATGGTATCACCAAGCAAATGCTCGACATGAAGTTTGGCCATGTTGCTGGCGGGCACGGGATCTGGGCATTGCAGCTTGCCGACTACTGCCGAATTGATCTTCCCAACGGGGAACGGTGGATCATTAAAGATCGCACCGGCCCCGCCACCCCTTATCAGGAGGGTTACTGATGTTCCACATCTGCGGCGAAGAAATTACGATGGCTATCGGCTTACTCACGGGTAGCGGTACGCTCTACCACTACCTGCGGACTCGCTGGCTGGCGCGTCACAAGTGCTCCAACGGCAGCACCAGCGGCGGCACCGGCCACGGTAAAGAGGGCACCAACGCCGCATGCCCCCATAACCATGCCGAATACGATCAGGGCGCGTACAGCGAAGGTCGGCTGGATGGGCGTACCGAAGATGCCACCAGCTAGAAGGATGCCTGCGTAGCCACCGTAGAGCAGGGCGGGGAGTAGGGCAACTGCGAGGAAGAGGGCAAGGCCCACAGCGGAACCGACAACGGGATAAGTCTTAGTATTCATTGTGTATCTCCTAGGATGTAGTACAGCAACCTTCATGCCAGTTTTTGACTCTCGTAAAATCAAGTAGTTAGAAACGTACATGTCGGGAATTCCAGAAAGGTGTCTAAATGGCCCATCATAAAAAGCGTAAGCCACCCAATGCCAGAGCCGGTTGCAAGATGTGCAAGCCCTGGAAGATCAGCGGCATGAGCGAAAAGAAAACACTAACTCACGGCGAGCAACTTCAACTGTTCAGGGAAACCGACGACTACGAAGATGACTATGCCGAAATCGAAGCCATCCTAGAGGATGACAATGCAGATTTCTGACCTAACCATAGTTCATGAACAGTCGATGCCCTGGCTCAAGGATAGCGTCATCCTGGCCTCGCGTGCGGGCAGCCATGCCTATGGCACCAACATTGAAGGGAGTGACGAAGACTTCCGGGGCGTGGCCATTGCGCCGCGCGAATACTACCTGGGCTTCGTCAAAACCTTTGAGCAGGCTGAGCAGCGGGAGCCTTACGACAGCGTGATCTATGAGCTTCGGAAGTTTATGAGGCTGGCTGCCGATTGCAACCCGTCCATCCTTGAGCTTCTTTTTGTGGACGAGTCAGACGTTATCTTCGCTAACGAGGCTGGCTGCGCCCTGAGAGATAACGCCCACCTATTCCTTAGCAAGAAGGCGCAGTACACCTTCACCGGCTACGCCATTAGCCAGCTTGGCCGTATTCAGCGTCATTATGCTTGGCTCAAGCACCCGCCGACCAAGGAGCCCACTCGCGTTGACTATGGGCTGCCAGAGCGGACGGTCGTACCAGCGGACCAGCGAGCGGCAGCCGAAGCAGCGGTGAAGTCTAAACTTCACGATTGGGAAGCCGATCTTGAGCCTGTTGATCTTGCCACCCGGATTTTGATCACCAGCAGGATGCAGAAGGCTATGGTGGAAATGAAGCTAGCCAGCGCAAGCGAAATCTGGGCTGCTGCGGCTAGAACCATTGGAGTAGACGACAACTTCATCCGGCTTATGGAGATGGAGCGCGGATACAACAACGCCCGGAACGAATGGAAGCAGTACCAGAACTGGAAGGCTACCCGGAATCCCGCTCGCGCGGCGCTGGAAGAGAAGTACGGCTACGATACCAAGCACGGCATGCACCTTGTCAGGCTCATGCGTATGGGCTACGAAATTATGTCTGAGGGGAAGGTGCTAGTAAAACGGCCTGACGCTAAGGAGTTACTTGAGATTCGCGCTGGCGCTTGGACTTACGAGCAACTACTTGAGTTTGCTGGTGAAATGGAGAAGAGGATCCTGGCTGCGGCGGCTACGTCATCTCTGCCCCGTGCGCCGGATAGAGAAGCACTTGACAAGCTTTGCATTTCCTTAGCCAACTATATGCATAACAACAGCGCCTAATGCAGATGTGGCCAGGGTCAATGCGAGCAAAGCCAAGATCAATGCCTTATCGCATTTTACGGGCTCATGCATGAACATAACGTTTCCCATACACTTAGAAGGTTATGTCCGTATTATGAGGACCGTTTTAATCCACATTGTGTTGGTGGTCGTACTCGCTATAGCCGACTTTTTTGTACTGCACAAAGCCACCAGCGTTGAATCCGTATCCGGGCATTAGAGTAACGAGAGTACAGCGGCAATGAGGATGAAGCCCACCGATACTAGGGCTATCTTCGCCCCTCTTATGGTAGCCATGTGAAAGCTCGCTGAGTCGCCAGACGCGGGGAGTTTTGCCATCGGGCAGGAGGTGCAGCCTTTTACACTCGTTACACAGGTCTTCATCTCTCACCACCACAAAAAAGACTACGGGGTCATCGACGCCTGCGTTCAGGTTCGCCCCCACAATACCGTCAAGGACGGAAACGTTCTTGGCATGATTGACTTCAGTATCGATAATGGTGTGGACCGCATTCGCCGCATCGGCCCACACTTCACTCAATCGAGTATTGACCAGCCCCCGAAAATCCTCTCTGGACATTCCACCAGAGTGTTTCGCTTCTGCTAGTGCTCCGTTAATTTCGTGAATGACCTTGGCGGTAGTGCGCTGACGAGAAGCCTCAAGGTAGTCGGTGGCAACCCGAATCAGTGACGCTAAGACTTCCATGTCGGGTTTGATGTTCTCTTCCATCGAGCCCGCTTCAAAAATACCGGGTAGCGAGAAGTTGCGGTCAAACGAAATGAAGATCCGCTTTCCCACGGCATTCGGGCCAAGGAAACGGACCTTTGCATTGTCGTAGAGAGCTTCTATCGCTTTTTGGATCTTACGCGATGCCCCCTTACCAAGTCTATTCAGATTGGCCATTACTTCTCCTTGGGAGCATGTGCCTCTGCAATGTCTAGAATGTCATCTATGGCTGCGCGAGCGTCGTTCTCCCAAGCGTCCATGATGTGTTTAATGGTACGACGCTGCTGGACTACCAACCGGCGCTTAGAAGGGGGTAGCTGGGCTTCAGACTTAGACATATCAGCCAGGGCTTGGTCAACGCCCTGCGTCAATTCCTGACCACCACCCTGCTCCTGGGGCTGTTCTTCTTGGGGAGCCTGCCCTTCCTCTGGCGGGGGACCACCTTCACCGCCGCCTTCTGGGGGTGGGCCACCTTCGCCTCCACCACCCTCACCGGGAGGCGGCTGGCCTTGCGCGGCTGCCTGCTGCTGTGCCTGTGCCTCTTGCTGCATCTGCATCATCTGTAGCTGTAGCTGTTGCCACTGGAACCAGAAGGGGTCGCGGTAATACTTCATGGTTGGGTCTTGGCTAGCACCCTTTCGGCCAAAGAACTTCTCCTGAATGACTCCCACTTCGACGTACTTGTCGAGAATGGCTTGCCATTGGGGGTTGATCAGGAACTCACCACCAAACTCCTTACCGATTGGGTCCTTTTCCACATGGGACAGTACCTCGTCCATGTTCATGTGAAGAGGCATGTCGGTCGATAGACGGACGGCTTCCTTTTCTGCTGAATCTGCATCCAAACCCACAAGCTTGATGACGCAGAGCTTGCTTAGCTCCTCGTCCATTGCTGGGAAGATGGTCCCGTTTAGGAAGTCCTCAAACTGGGCAAGTAGGGGACGGATGCCGGTGTCGCGGTGCGCCTCTAGCTGATACTCTTTGTTGCTCTCAGAAAGGCTTTGGTTATTGGTACCGCGAGACAGATGGGCATAACCGGGTAGCTCCTCTGGGGACATCTGGAAGGCAGAGAGGATGACTCGGGCGTTGCTGTCCGATAGGTACTGGAATTCCATGTCGCGTGCAGTAGTCTCGATAGGCTGGAAAGTAACCTGATCCTTCGGGCCAATCGCGAACACCGGCATGCGCCAGGAGTTGTTAACGTTGTTGATGTTCGCCTGGAACTGCTGGCGAATCTTAGCCACCTCGTTCTCACTCAAGTCCTCGCTCTGAATAACGAGCATGCCCTTGGCGGCTCGACCAGATTGGAAGAATAGCTTGTTGTGTGAAGTTATGTTGATATGTGTGGTAACGGCTGCGATTACAGTGTCTAGTGGGGTAAGTGGATAGCCCTGTAGCTCAACGTCAGTGACAGGATAAACAGTATGAACAGCAAGCTCCTTGCCAGTAAACACTTGAATCGGCAAGCCGTTGATGACCTGTACCCACGGGTAGTTTTCATCGAAGTTTTCAGCCTCTTCCTCCTTGATCTTTCGGTTAAGCATCTGCTCCATAAGCTTGCGAGCTTGCTTACGAACGTTCTCAGCCGTAGTCTTGTAGGGGGCGGCGCGATAAATAGTACCAGCGTCTACCGGGCGGAAAGAGTGGAATTCCTTGGTGCCATTGTCATCTGGTGCATACAACATTTCCGTAGCGAACCGTCCAAGAACGAGAGCGTTGCGGGTCTGCATGGCTAGGAAGCGGGAAAGGGTCAAAGCCTCTTCCTGCTCCCAGCCCTTCGTAGCTCCACAGGTGAGGAGTCGCTTCTCAAACTTGTCTACCCGCTTGGCTAGAGTTTCTTTTTCCTGTTCGTCGGCTTTCTCCGCAATCTCAGGCTTGATATCTACTTTGTATCCTAGGGAGAAACGATCTGGCTGTGGACGACCGAACGCAGAAAGCTGGTTAGAACGAGCATTGATGATAGCGGCTACTAGGTCGTCTTGAATCGACACCCTCTTGAGGAGGAAGTCTGGAATGAGGCGGATCTTCTGGCGGTAAATTGCAGCGTACTCGTTGTTCTGAGTCGGGTCACGCTCAAACGACAAACGCTGAATGGAATCACCCTGGTCGCTAAGGGCAGAGAGCATGCTCTTAAGCAACGGACTCTCAGTCGGGTCGTTCTCCATCTTCTCTACCTTGTCCAACGGAGTAGAGTTTGGATCGGCCAAAAACAACTTGACCGTTTTGTTAACAACGGGGCGCTTTGCCATGGGACGGCTCCTTATTCACAGCTAAAGACATTGACCGTCATCGGCACCTGGGAAAGATTGTAAACGAGGAGCGACCATACGGGTCCGACTCGCTCTTGCCACGCCATCTGGGATGCATCACCAGACACCCACGGCTCTAACTCTTGTGCTTGATCGCCAGCGCCGTTATAGTAAATGTTGGCACGCTGGTTGACCTCGATACGGGTAAAACGCTTGGCTAGGTAAAACACCATGCCAGAGGAAGTAGGGATGATGCCAGCTTCATCCGGTAAGGGGAGGGTGCTGACGACCTTGACCCAATCGGAAGTGACCTCAACAACTTCGTAGGTCTGACGAGTATCCACTGCGAACCCCGCAGAGATACGCATCTTGTCTCCTACCTGTACGGTCGTAGGGACGAATGCAATCATGTCGTTAGCCCCGGTTGCCCCAGTAACCGTTTCAGCAATGGCTGAGAAAGGGGAACCCGATGGGCGAACTAGGGTCAGTACGGTAGAGGTAGCCGTAGACACATTCCAGTACCCGGAGTTAAGGATGTTGAAGGTAGGTACAGCTACGTCAGTGGGACCATTGATATAGAGAGTTGCGCCAGCCGTTACGTTAATGAACGGGGTACCGGAGAGTGCCGTGATGGTCACAACTTGGTTGGAAGCGACAGCCACCGTAAAATTGGTCACACCAAAGGTCAAAGCCTGATCGGTAGCCAATGAGGGGTTGGTGCCGCCCGTCCAAGCGAAGCGATAGGTGCTACCAGAGAGATACTTGACCGCAAAGATGGTCGTAGCGTCGATAGTGGTGGCTCGGGCAGAGTTAAAGAGGGTCATCATCTGACGACCGGGCACCGTAAACGTCCGCGCCTCTGGACTAGCGACTTGGATGTTGTTTAGGCGACGATTCCAGTCAAATGAGCGCAGAAGGGGGTTGTTTGTCAGAACTTGATCCTGAAAAGCAACGGCAGACGAGTTGATATTTAGAAAAGCGGGGGTTGAGGCCATGGGCACACTCCTTTGTCAAAGATTGCGGCTAGAAATTCCAATTGAATGAGCCCTTTCCGCCCACTTTTGGCCCTTCATCGACTACTTCACCGTCATAGTCGATTCCGGTGCGCTCTACGATGATTTGCTGCATCCACGTATTGAGATTGTACTGTTTTTTGCCCTCTTGGAGAGGTTCCCGCTTGCTTTGGTCACCCAATCGGTCCACTTCGCTCACCGATGCCTTCATTTTGATAGACATGGCGTTCATTACGAGGTATCTGAGGGCATCGCACTCGTCATCATCCTCGTCATCGGGCTCTTTGGTGAGGCGTCCAGCCGCATCTACGACCCAGTGATACGTAGAAATGCGCTGGGCAAGGTGATCGCAGCCTTCATCGTTCTTCAAAAGGTACAATCGGACATCTTCTGCCTTGCCAAGAGCGGGCATGATGGCTAGACGGACCAAAGAAATGCCGTCGATGACCGATCCCTTGCCTTTTACCCACTCCTTGATACGTAAATGGGCGTCTTTCTTAAGGGTTTTGTTGTCTCCGGGAGCTTCCGTATCGGCCCAGACCTCTGGATCGTGCGGGGCAACTCGCTGTAGGCAGATTTCGACCTTTTGAGATAGCTCTAACTCAGCCTGGGCGATGACATCGAAGATATAGAGCCGTTGGCCGTAAATGGCCCCCAGGACGACGACAAAGTTGTGACTGAATCCATGGTCGATACCGGCCACAAAACGCGCCCCTCGCTCCTTGAGCAACGCTATGAGGTCGCTCTTGGAGAAGGAGTCCTTGCGCTTCTCGCCATCGATGATGAACGCCATGTCGGCGGCGGTCTTCATGTGGGTATCGCGGTTGAAATTGGGGTAGATCAACCCCTGAGTCGAGGGCTTGCGGCAGAGTAGCTGAGCCTGGGCCTTGTCAATGGTCACCTTGCGGAACACGTTTTGAGTGTGTTCGACCGGCTTGAGGAAACCGCCGCAGTTTACTCCGTTCCCGTCGCAGCGGGGGCAGACAGTTTTGGTAGCCAAGCGACCACGGCACATGGCGAAGAGGCGGCAGTTGTGAAGGCAGCCGTAGTAGGCTTCATCTTCATGCCACTTGTCCTTCTCTACTTGGTCAAAGAGGTTGTAGTCAGCGTCGGAAATGGTCTTGAGAGACTCGTCGTTGTACCAAACCTTGATCTTTTCCTTTTCGGGCTGGTGTCGGAAGGAAGGGCATGGGTGGGTGACATCGATTAGGTTCCAGTGGCGAATGAGCAGGCCCGTTTCTGCCTGCTGGTCGATTTCCTTCTGGACAAGTCCGTAGGAATACTTACGGGTAGAGGTGTAAAGGGTGATGGGCATCTTCCCGTTCATAGGTGCGGGAATCATCTTCGCTTCTTCGTAAGCGTCCGGGTTTTCCACAACGTCAACTTCGTCCACGATCATTACCGGTACGTGTTCTGAGTTAGCACCGGCGATGGTACAAATAACGATGGTGACGTAGTGTTTGATTTCCTCGTAGCTTGCTTGGTCGGCTGCTAGGAGGCCAGCAAATTCTTCGGTGGTCAAGTTGCGCCCAGTAACAGCGTTGTGGTATCGGGTGATCTCAACGAACCGCTCGTTCTTGACCGTAACGAATTTACGAATGTACGGGCGGTTGATGTGACGCTTGAGGTACTGCTGACTCTTCTTTGCCTGGGACTCGATAGCGGCCATGTGAGCTACTGATCGTCCCAGGAGGACGACGCAGAGCATTTCAAAGATGGCGGCTGAGAAGGTCTTGAAGGAGTCGCGGGCTGCGTATGCTAGAACTTGGCTGTACTCAGGCTTGTTCAATCGGGCAGCATCGTAAAGCTCCCACACCATGTCCATTGGGGAAGAGTTGGAATCCGGGTCAACAATGACAGCGGGCAAGTTAATACCCAGATAGACCCTAATCCACTGGTGGAGGTCTTCCTTAGTCTCGGGGAGGACAAACAGCGCCGCCTCAAGTTGTTCTGGTGTCGGTCCTTCAATCATTATTCCGTAGCCCGGGTGATAACTCTATCCTTCGGCTCTATTTGACTAGCCTCTACAATGGTTTTGGAACATCTCTGGCAAACCCAACCTGCGTTGTACCAAGCTACCCAGCGGTGGCCCCGTAGGAAGCACTTTATCTTGTTTAGCATTAGCTCTCCTTGATGTTGGCACTCTTGAGAAGTGCGGCTGCATCCTTGGGCGACATAGGCCCCGTGAATTCAACGGTCTGCTTGACCTGTCCCGACACTTCAACCTTCTTGTCCTGGCCTGTTAGCTTGAGGAGTAGCTCGACAGCATCACGGTACTGCTTAAGGCTATCGATGCGTAGGGTGCCAAGCTCTCGCTCGTCCCCGGTCTGGATATACCTCTTGAGCTTATCTCCAAACATCTTGTTGGCAGAGGAGAGTAGGTCGGCGGAAAACATGACCGACTCCATCTGTACCTGTTGCACTCGCTCGCGCACGTTCTCAAAGAGGTTCTGTAGATGGGTATCGCGACGGTCGTCCCACAACCCCTCTACCTTAGCTCTGGCCACCATGCCTAGAGTGAAGTTGGGGTTGAGCTTAACGATTTCTTCGCAGCTTGAACCATTCAGGTACAGCATGTAGAGTTGAGCCTGCACCCCGGGAGCAAGTGGAGGGTCGCCCTTCTGGATGTAAAGCTTGTAAGCCTTACGTTCCTCCGGGGTAAGCTTGTCTACGGGCGATAAAACAATCTCTTCTGCCATACTATTCCTTTGGAACGATGTGACACTCGCGCAGGGTGACCTTGCTGATAAGCTTAAGCCACTGGGCCTCGACCGGCCACTCACCAGGGATGTCGTCAAGCAGCTTGTACCACATCTTCATTGCTTCTCTACGAAGCTTGTCTTCAAACTTCCCATTGATACCCAAAACGTCTATCAACGAAATAGGTTTACCTTCCGTCCAGCCGGTTGGGACGGGCTCGACAAACCGATAGAGATACCGGTTACTGAGGTCCGCAATGGGAAGCATCACATACTCAAACAAGAGGGTGTCGGTTTCGACAACCTTCAGGTACGTGCTATTCTTGACTTCCACCGTCTTACTTGCTGATGGCATGCCAAATCTCCATGTCGCTTAGTTCTCGGGTTAGCTTCTTCCCCTTAGCGTGCAAGTCAATTGGCTTATGGTCGTAGGTGGTCTTGCGCCAAAACCGGTGAGGAGATAGATCCTCTAGAAGAGGAGTCTTGCCTCTGACCGCTTGCCCCTTTTCTAGCAGTTCGACTAGCTCATTAAGAGCGTTTCGTACCTTGCTCATTACCCCTCCTTTGCCTTGGCTTCATCAGCCTTATCACGCAACGCCACTCGACGCATACCCCGGTACAGCACCTTGTCGCGAAGCTTAACCCGGACCAACCAATCATCACCCAGTAACCACTTAGTCCAATCGTTCAGAGCCTTGAACCGCTCGTCCATGTCCGCAGGCTTCTTCCCCTTGGTCTGTAGGATGATGAAGTCCACTTCCTTGCCATTGATATCGACACGCTCCTCAAACTTTTGGCCATGAGTAAAGAGGACGATTGGCCACATTTTGAGTTGTAGTTGTTGAGCTTCGTGGATGACTCCCATGCGAGCCGTCAGGTCGCGGAGGAGGATCAGTTGCTTCTCATGGTCTACTGCGATTGTCGGTTTCATTATTGTATGGCGTAAACGACTACGCCAGCCTCCTGTAGCATTTCTTTAGCTGCCCTAAAATGGCCATCCCACATATCTTTCGACACGCCGGGGAATTCGATACCCGAAGTGATGATGCGCTTGATGCCAGACTGAATCACCGCTCGCGTACAATCGGCACATGGGTAGGGTGCATAGTTCATATACATCGTTGTTCCATCCAGGCGAATGCCAAACTTGGCAGCCTGTAGAATGGCGTTGCGCTCAGCGTGCTCTGTATAGAGATACTTCGCTGGCCGCCCATGACGTTCCTCTACATCATCATTTACTCCAACCGGAAAACCATTGAACCCGGTAGATAGGAGGGTACGCTCGCGGACAATCACCGCTCCGACTTTGGTACTACGATCCTTAGACCAAGCTGCAACGGTTTGTGCCATATCCACAAAGCGTCGGTGCCACTTGTATGACGGGTCTTCAACATAGATGACGGGTGTAGCGTTGATTATCATGTGGCTCCTTATAGTCTGTCTGCTGCCAATTCCGCCAAGGCTACTGGCGAGGTGCCATTCTTGGGTTTGAAAGCTCCGACGTATTTCTGGAAAGCTACGTCGATGCCCTCTGATTCCTTGACCCGGATGACTCGACTGTCGGTAACGATAGAAGACACCTTCTTGTTTGTCTCTGTGTAACCAGCCAGTTTTTCTAGCTGCTCTTTAACGAAGACCGCTGGCCCCTCTACATGAATCCGGTAGTCATCCTTCTTAGCGAAAAGGTGTACGATATGGGCTGTCTCTGGCGTGATTACAATATCAACAACCCGCTTAACGTGCGGTGAGGTCGGGAAGACGGCACTGGCACCGGTATCACTAATGGCGTGAAGGTAACGCTCCTGAACAGCAGCATCGGATAGGGTTCGCCAGCGTGGAGCACCCGGATACCAGACGTTCCCCAAACGTTGTGGGGTATGAATATGTCCAGAGATTACAGGCACTTGCATAAGATTGGGGTCCACCCCATGTGGAGCAAAGTACCCGTTATCGTAAGCCGCCCCGTTGAATTCTTGGTGACAAACGATGCGCTCAGCTTGCGGGAACTTCTTAACTTCACTAATGAAAAGATTGGGGTCCGCAATGTACGGCACGAACAAAGTGTTCCCGATTAGCTTGGAGGCATCGATAACTGTAATGAGGTCTTCGTAAGGAATGAGCGCATGAGGGAGTGGCTGTCCATTCCCAAGCATATCGTGGTTGCCAACTAGGGCAAGCACCTTAAATCTGCTGGCCAGCAATCTCAGCCAGCGTAGCCAGAAAGCCGTGACCCGGACATTGGTGACCGCGAAGTTGTTGTGCAGGTCGCCTAGGAAAACGATGTCTGTGCAGAACTGTTCCTCTGCCGTCCTGTAGACCAGGGCCAGAAGCTTCTCACAGTCATCCATTTCCTCCACAGTAACGTGGGGGTCGCCTACGTACAATGTTTTCATGGAAGCTTCCCATAGCTAACTGACGACTGATTCCAGTTGGGGTCGTACCGCTTGACCAGTTTGATTTCCTTGACGGGGATGAACGTCACCTTGACACCCTCGACATCAAGAACTGACTTACCGATGGGATCCTTGGCAAGCTCAGCCCGAACATAGACCGTCTGGCCAGCCGGGTAGTCCTTATTGCCATAGATCACCCGACACCCGGTCAAAGTGGTGGCACCCTTCATGGTATTGAAACCGGTCCCCTTCTGCACCACATCGGTCAGGTCGTTCTTGAACGGCTCAACGGCAATCTGGTCATTCACAGCTTCGATAGCTGGGGTCCACAGTTGGACGTTTTGCTGGTTCAGCTTAAAGGTGCAGTAGTGCGGTAACGAACCACCCATTCCATCTGGGACCATTACGGTGCCACAAATGGGACAAGTCATTCCAAACGTTGACGGCTGTGTGGTCATAGATTCTCCTTATTGGTATAGCGCAGTAAGCTCAATGCCCCGAAGTCTAAGCAACTTTTGTTCTATAAGGGTCAAGCCTGAGTAGGCGGCTCGGACGACGGTCTGTAATTCCGCTGTTTCGTATTGATGGTCGGGCTGACAGGTTATTTCGGCTGCGTACTTATCAACGGAAGAAGAGGCACCAGCGGCACCACTGCTACCAGCGGAGACTTCTTCGGGACTCGGGGCATCGGTGGAAACATGCGATGCGGCTGCGACGAGGTGGCTAAGCTCGTTGGGGTTTGTTTTTTGGTTGTCTTCGACATCTCGATTTACCTCTTCTGCCAGCTTGGAAAAATCGATGCTGTCTCCGCGCTCTGGCGATAGCTTGGAGATGCCTTTATTGGCCCGGTAAATTTTCCGTTTGTCTTGGGGGTAGAAATGAACAAGTGTCTCAGAATAGCTCTCGATGAAGTTACCAACGATGCGACCGATAGCTACAGAGCGGAAGACCTTGCTGTACGGCAAGACAAACTTGTCTACCGCAGACATCAGGCCCTCACAGGAAATCTGGACAAGATCCATGTACGACAGATGGCTCTTGGGAGTGCGGGACCAGAAGATGCGAGCCCGGGAGATTGCCAAGGGCATGTTCATTTCGATAAGCTCAGTGCGTAAAAGGGCTATCTGCTCTGCTAGCTTGACCACCTTGCCACCAATCCCGCTCCCCTTCCAGTTACGACTCTCCATGACAAACCTTACAAACTGGTAGTTGATAGCGAAAGGGTAGAGTCGCTTCTCTTTCTTGTCGCGGAGAGCCTTGCTGATCTTAGCGGTGAACACATCCTGTCGCTCGCGGAAGAATGGACGGGCGGCAAGAATGTTTCCGCGCTCCTCTGTGATCATCTTTATGAACGAGCGGTAGACGCCAGGACCCCAAGGATGGTTAACTAGGGTACGGCGAAACTTTCGCTCTAGAGACACCAGCTTCTCTACCTGCTTACGCTGGCGTTCTACGATGACGATCTCGTCCACACTTCCGTATTTTTCAATCGCCTTCTCTAGCTGTCCTGCAAAAAGCTTAAAGTGGTTATCCTGACCGGGCTTCATAGCATCTCCACATCGTCATAGATGTCTGTGTAGACACCTACTCTCTCCTCGGCATGACGGTGGAGCATTGGAATGTTGACCACATCAAAGTCAAACACCATACACTCAGTCTTGCCCTCGACCTTGCGGGTACCTCGTCCAACTAGCTGTCGGATCTGTACCTCGCTCTTGCCTCCTGTTAGGTTGACGATGGTTTTAACTGGACGGATGTCCGTACCCATGCCAACTGCCGACGTTCCAATCAGGACCGGGAACTTACCTGCGTTAAACTCGGCTACGATCTTAGTGGTGTCACTATCGCGATGTTCGGGTGGAACGAATTTTTCGTTTGCTTTGGTAATCGGGCCATGAGCGAATTTGTACTGAGCGGTAAGGTGAGGGGCGATGTCGCGGAACTGTTCAATTTCATCGATGGCAATGAGAACTTGGTGGTTCATGCGGGTAACAGCGTAGTTAACAAGAGCGGTGGCCTTACGGATGATTGCTTGGTTGTAGTAAAAATGCCGCTGGGTCATCTTGAGAGGATCTGAAGAATCGTAGGAGTCGCAGGAAGTCATCGGGAAGATGCGGAACCTGGGAGCGGCTAGGTAGCCCTGTTCCACTCCATCGGCTACCGTCATCTTTTTGAGAATTGGTCCGGTGATACCGCGAAGAAGGAGATCGCTTCCATCAGCCCGTAGCTGTGTTCCAGAGAGGAAGAAACGGTAGGGGGCAGAGGAACAAAGTCCAAGGCAGACTTCCTTGAGCGTGGCA